AAATTAAAGAAATACTCGACAAAGGAGAAAAAAATGAGTGATTTAATACTTCCAGAGCATATGGCGAAAGCCAGACGCAAAGAAAAGGCAAAAATTGCAGAAAAAGGCAAAACTGCGGCTGAAATAGAGCAAAAACAGAAAGAAGTCGAGGATATATACGGCGAAAGAGAGTCAAAATACATAGATCCTGACAATATTGACACTTCTGTAGCCGAAAAACTGCCAAAACCAACTGGTTGGCGCATACTTATTTTGCCATATATGGGCGCAGAAAAGAGCAAAGGCGGCATTATTTTAGCTGATCAGACTCGTGAAAGAGAACAGTTAGCAACCGTTTGCGGCTATGTGTTGTCCACTGGCCCTGATGCGTATGGTGATGTTAATAAGTTTCCAGAGGGTCCATGGTGCAAAAAAGGTGATTGGGTTATCTTTGCACGTTACGCTGGATCAAGATTAAAAATTGATGGTGGTGAATTAAGGCTCTTGAATGATGATGAAATACTTGCTATAATACAAGACCCAACTGATATTTTACATATGTAGTTGGTCTTGCAAATAAATAACCATGGAGATCAAGAACCATGCCCGAGGCACAAAAAGAACAAATACAGGACGATAAACTCGTACCTATTGACACCAGCGGAGAGTCCGTTGATGTTGAATTAAAAGAATCCAAAGTAACACCCGTTGAAGAAGAACAAGAAGTTGTTGAAGAACAACAAGCTGCACCTGAACCAGAAAAAACGGAAGAAGAAAAACCGTCAACGGACAAAGGTGAGCATAATGAGTACAGCGAAAAAGTTAATAAAAGAATCGCTAAACTTGTTGGTAAACTTCGTGAAGCAGAGCGCAGAGAAGATGCGGCTGTAAAATATGCAGAGGGTTTAAAAAACAAGCAGACAGATCTTGAAACGCAACTGCAGTCGTTAAATCAAAACTATGCATCAACGATGGAAACAGCATCGACTTCACAAGTTGAAGAGGCTAAACTAAGATTAAAAAAAGCTATTGAAGAAGGTGATGTTAATGCGCAAGCAGATGCGCAAAGTATTCTTGCAAGAGCATCACTTGATGCTGAGAGAGCAAAGATTCAAAAAGAACAATTAGAAGCACAAGCAGCAAAGTTTAAAGAGCAAAAAGAAGAGACGGCTCCACCTGTTGTAGAGCAACAAGCACCGCCACCACCTGACCCAAAAGCACAACAGTGGGCAGAAAAGAACGAGTGGTTTGGCAAAGATGAAGCGATGACATACACGGCTTTTGCCATTCATCGTAAGCTTGTTGAACAACAAGGATATGATCCACGATCTGATGAATACTA